CGCGAAGTACATAAACATTTCGGGCGCATAAGGGCGGTCAAGCCATACGCAAAAGCAGAGGATGGCCGCCATTAAAATCGCCCCAAAAAACTGAATAAAAGCGGTTGTGGACATGCGCCCGTCCGCATTAGTGTAAAGTTGTGAAAACATTAGTAACTCCAATACTGATAGAATACTCGCGCTGCGGTTCTACCGCCGTTAATGACCTGATTAAGTTTTGCGTTTCGGCTCATTTGTCGGCCTCGTTTAATTTTCGTTTTAAGCCTAAAAGTTGACATTGATGCGCTCATCACTCACCCCAAATACAAGTGGTTAAAATTGACAACCTCTTCGGAATCTAACCATGTCCAAACATCAAAACATGGGCAGTCTTTAATCCACTCGTTAGGGGTGATCGTCCCGTCCCCGTTTACATCGGGGCTTAAATCACGATGTCCACAAATGCGAGCACTGGGATGTTGACTTTCAAGTTTGCGTAAAAGGCTGTGTAGTGCCGTCCATTGCGCCTCAGTGTATTCGCCGTGGTTTTTACCACTGCTGTCGATACCACCGACAAGACAGATGCCAATAGAGTGTTGATTGTGGCCTTTAACATGCGCACCGACCTCGCCAACCTGGCGTCCGGTTTCAACCGTGCCGTCTGTATCAATTACAAAGTGATAGCCGATGTGTTGTAAGTGCGGGTTAAATTGCTTGGATTTTGTGGTTTCGCGTTTAAATCCGCGCTGACCGTGCCAGTCGTCGATGCGTTGGGCGGCGCTCTGTGTAGCGGTGCGTAAAGATTTGCCGTTTTTGGTTGCTGAGCAATGGATGACAATTTTATTGATGGGTAAAGACATAAAAACTCCCTTTAAAGTAGATTTAAAGAGAGTTTAAATTGTTGGTGTGTAATGTGAGTTTGTGATGTTTCAAACCCCTATTTAAGCGGCTTCAAATAAGTCCGGCTGATGCCGTTTTCGGCTTAATGTGCGTTGCTCACGCAAAATAGCGTAAATATGCGACTCCGATAAATTATACTTCTTGATTAAATCCGGGACATTTCGGCCATTAAACTCGTTGTAAATCTGCACGTTTCGCAGAGCATCTTTAAGTACACTACCTGTTGGCAGATAAAAAGACTGTCCGCCAAAATAGTGCGCAAGCAATCCGGCTAATTTTGCCGCTTTCTTGTTTGCCGTTTCTTGCGGTTCGCCTTGGCGTAATAATTCTGATGTCAGTAGCTCAATGATTTCGGTTAATGTGCGTGGCCACTTATGATAAATCTCAGCGTCCGGAACATCATCTAAATTATCAAACATCTGTCCAATAATGGCGTGATCATGAGCAAATAAGTCTTCTTGTTTGTACATATAATCCTCACCGTTTAATTAAATATGAGAATTATAGATTTTAGCTATTGAAAAAGGTAAAAAATTTTCACATAGGCATTTTGTTGAATTAATTAATTCATTGATTTAAAAATAAAAAACGCTCATTTTGGACGTTAAAAAAAGTTTTTTCAATAAGCTATTATGCAGTTCATAAGTATGTTTTGATGATGTAATAAGCCACAATGCCTAGCCCAACCCAAATTAAGAAGCGTAACTGGTTAGTTGCCTTATATTTCTGTGATTGTTGATGATATTCATTGAGGTGGTTTTCTCGCTCTCTTTTCCATTCATCTAATCTGATTTTGCGCTGTTCTTGTAAATACTTAAAATTAGCTTGTTGGGATAACCTAAACTGAGAGGCCTTATTGGCAAAATCATTAGATTCTGTAACTAGATTTTCGCGCTTATAAATTTTTCTGGCAGTATCAAAAATTTCAGATAGCAAATTATTTTTGGTTGACTCAATATAAATACCATAATCCTTATCATCCGAATGATGCCGCATCTTTAATTCTGCGATGGTGTCTAGCTCGTTAATTAATGATTGTAATTCAAATTTTGCCTCTTCAAATTTACCAGCTCCCTGTAAATATAGCGATAATCTCAATGCCACCACAACATACTGCGGATCATCAATATCCCGATAATTGTTTTTGGCTTTATATAAACAAGCAAGCGCACCGTTCCAATCATGCGCTTGCTTGTATTGTGTTGCTAATCGCTCCAGTTGGTAGCAATCGCTTGTTATAACTTTAATTAAATCAGCGCTTGTCGGTTGATACTGCACTGAGCTTACAAAGTGTTCCTGTTGTTTTAATTCGTTCGTCATCATAGACCCCAAAGCAGGATATTAATACAAGCGAATCATCACACAGTTTTTGTAAAAATTAAATCAAATTCCTCTAGATTGCCATCTTTTTAATATTTCGAGCAGTTTTGTTGCCTCTGCATCGTCCAAACTTTGCACATTGAGCTTAATTATATTATTCGGGCGCCTGTGCTTTGGATTAAATAGCGTATTGTGCATAAACCGATTTAACGCACGCTCCGAGCCGTCTTTAACAATGCCTGCTTTGTGCATTTGTATCCAAACTGCGCGGATTTTATGAGTGATTCGGGATTTCACAACCGCATGTTCGGTTACCGGTGTTCTGCCTTTTCTTACTTGTGGTTTAAACCCTTTATCTTTCATGCTTTCGTACACTTTCAAAAGCTCCCCAACCGTCATTTTGGTCGTGCTTGTTTTGCCGGTTAAGTTATCCAACAACACGCGATAACTTAATTCATCCATATTTAACTTGCTCTTTGCAATATGGATGAGCTGGATAAGTTTAGGTTTCGTTAATTTGACATCTAGCATCATTTTTCCACTCCAACCAAATTGCATATTCAGGCATATGTTTCACAAGATCAAGCTGCCCAATGGCTGCATAGCGCTCAATGTATTGGATAGCTGCAATGCGCTTATCTTCCTCTAATTTTTCCGCACTTTCCACCGCACTTTTGCCTTGCTCATTGCGTACAACAGCAAACAACGGCTTAGCCCCCTCATACACTTTTTTGAGATAATTATGATTGGTTAGCGCCACCACATTTCGTGTTTCTCGGCGATTTTTCATCACGCCACTAACGGTTTCGGTGAGTGCATGGGACAACAACGGACTCGGCTGATACATATCCAACACTTCGCGCATTAATTTAAGCGCACGACCGTTGGATAACGCCGATTTTTCAGGGCGGAATAGGGCAATATAACTCACTAATGCACGGGCATTGTCGCCGCGTAAATTAGTGATAATCCCCAACATCTCACGCCCCGCATCATCTTCCAACAGTGCATCCAAATGGATGTCACTATGGCAAACCGGGCAACGGCATAATTTCACTTTTAAAACTCCTTTAAATTTGGTTTAAAACACATTATTCAGCCCACTTCATCTAACTCATTCCCCTCTTTCGTAAAGAGGGGTTAGGGGAGATTTAATGGGCTGTAAATGGGTTTTAGTCGATAGGCGGTTGTGGTAATGGTTGCCAGTGGGTAACTTCGCCATAAAGAGGGATGTAACCAAACCCGGTTAATTCTTGATATAAAGCAACCCCAACTTCTTTGTCTCGGGTATAAATCAAAACTCTTGTATTTATTTTAGGCAACCGCTCCGAACACTTAATCCATCCATTGTTTTCACTCATTTTCATTTCCTTTGTAACTCGGGTATTCACTTCTCAAAATCCGATAACAATTTGTCTTTAACTCAAAAACACTTCTCGGCAGAGCGTTAATAGATAAGGTTTTACAGGATTTTCCGGTGTCGTCCATACCATACGGCACTCCGATTGCACGCCAACATCGTGCGGCCTGTACAGCTGCGTCTTTAATCACCTCTGAGTTAATCACAAAGCTATTTGGCCCAATGCGTTCTAACAAAATACCTTGCGCCATAAGCTTTTTAATCCGTCGTCTAAATTGACTTTCACTCAATCCGGAGCCGGCAATAAGTTGGCTTACGTGCAGTATTGCAAAGCTTTCTGCATCTTCCGCCGCGCGCTCGTCGCTATACGTACCAACGCTGCCACCGATATAAGTCACTAAGGTGTTTTGTGAGATGCGGTCTAATGTTTCGTCCCAGATATATTCCAGGATGTGTTCATCTAGCACTTTTTCGGTCATCTTGCATATCTCCATTCGCCCTTAGGCATTATTTCTGTGATGTCAGCCTTTGCCCATTTTAAAAATTTAGTTACGCTAATTTTCGGATAATGTCGTCCATCTTTTACCGACGGGCTATCATATTGCAGCCCCTGGACGAACCCTTCTTTGTTGTCATAAATCACCCCAATCCAAATGATTTGTCTATCTCCCAATAAACCCGAAAATCCGTATGTTTGAGGGCGTTTTGCCGAATAAACATGCCCAACTTTTAGGTCTTCTACTGTTAGCTCTGCCATACTCACTCCAACACCGGCACAATCTTCCGCGCCACACATTTCATTTCCAGACTTGCCGCCTGTAACAACTTCAGGCACGCTTTATCATCATCTTCCAGCCACATTTCCTGCGCCATTTCGATTTGTTCTCTAATTTGCGCCAGTTGGTCTGTGACTTTAGCTTTATCGGTCATACTTTCTGCACCTCAACCACATCATCAATCTCAGTGATAGTATGCGGGATGGCATTCACATCACACACATTCAGATCGCACATATCCAGCACTTGCTCATTGCTCTCGGCTTCAACTGTGCACTCGACTAAACAATAAAAACGGGCAATATACTTAGCCATAATTTCTCCTTAAAACGGTTTATTAATAAGTCTTTCGCAAAACATCGCACGACGCTTGCACCATTCGCGATTTTTAGGCCCTGGCGCATTAAGTAATGCTATATTCCACTGGTCTCTCGCATCATCCAACTCGCCGGCACGCTCATTCTTTGCCGCTTGCTCGCTGTAATATTTAAAACGATTAAATTTACTATCGTTTTTGCTCATAACACCTCCCTAGGCTTGTTAAAACATATTATGAACGCCCCTTAAATCAGGCTTAAAGAGCGTTTAAATAGGCTTTAATCATCAAAAAAATACAAAATTAGAGCCACAATAATGCCGAGAAAAACATGCCCGGCGGCATAAACAATTGGCGCTAAAAATATAAGAGCCAAAATGTTTTCAAAACTCACCATCCCCCCTAAATGCTTGCTAAATCTAAGCTGATTGGCGCGTATTTGTCGGTGTTGCCGATGCGTTTATAAATACGGACATAGCTTTTTGAGCCAATCACCTGCACGCTGTCCGAAATAGCATCCATCGCTCGACGCCAACGGTCGTCTTTAATATCAACACGGCGCAAGGCTAAAATCTTGTTAGTGTTGAGATTGCCTTCTTTGTCAACATCAAAGGCGCGGTCAATAATAGTTTTTAACTCATCTCGACTGCCTGCAGTCCAATCTTGCAAGCATTCTTCGATTAAGCTTTTTGCGGCTTGGATACGTTCATCAAATTGCAATGTTTCGCTTACCGCACGTTGCACCTTGTATTGCCCATCAAAGCTATAAAGCGTGACGTTGCCTTTTTTACCGCCTACATTTGCCCCATATTGTTCGGCAGAGAGCTCGACAAAAGCGGCAATATCTCCAAAAACTTCCGCTTTAAAGTCTTTTAGCACGCCATGTACAGTTTCGGCTTTGCGCACAATGGCTCGCACCAACTCGTCTCGCTCTTTATCAATAGGTTTAATAGAGGCCTCCGGGATAAGCGCACCGCGTGCATCTTCGCGATAACCTGCCGGGATCTGTCTTTCTTGGTTTTCCATATTTTTTCCTCTCTATGGGTTGTCAAAATCAGTGTTTGGGTAGTTTTTTTTAAGCCATTGCCATGCGGCTTGTTCTTGTTCCGGTGTCATATTGGGCGGTACATCGCCAAATTCTTCGCGCCATTGTGCGCTTGCCGCCTTTTGCCAACATGTCTCATCGGTGTCGGCACATATCGGCGTTTGTGCTTGGGCGATACCGCTTAAAAGTGCGGTCAACATCAAAGCCGTTTTTAAGGTTTTCATTAGTTGCCTCCGGTCATTTGTTTTTGTGCGGTGAGGATAAGATCTAATGTAATCGCTGAGTCTTGACCCTTAGCGGTAATCGCGGCAAGGCGTAAATATTGCGTTAATGCGCGCAAACCGCCTGCTTTAGTTCCGATGCTGTTAAGTACGTTCATCAGATCTTTATCATCGCTATCCAATCCCCAAGCCTCTGCGATAGCTTTAATATCGCCTTTAGAGCTCGCTTTGATTGGTGTGTTTTTGCCGATACGGCTCCAAAGTCGGGCAAATTCGTGCGCTTGGTTCACCCCGCCTTGGATGCGGTTGTAAACCTTGTCATTGCCGATTAAGGCAAAGCCAACTTCGACTTCCTCTTGGATAATTCGGATTTCTTCGAGGGCGTCATAAGGCAAGTGGTCGCTTTCGTCAATAATCACCAAGCCTTGCGTGCCTTTGAGTTTTTTAACAATTAAGCGGCTTAATCGGTCTTTGCGGCGTGGCGCATCGTTAATACCAAGCTCTAACGCTAACTCGTACAAAATACTGCTCAACGTGGCGCGTGCCGGACTTGCGGTAATCATCCAAACGTTTGGGTTGTTTTCGCGGTAAGCCTGGCATGCTTTTGTTTTACCAACACCGCTCGCACCATAAACCGTCACCATCGTTGGTAACACCCGTGCCATATCAAGGCTGTTAAACACCTTGTGCGCGGTTGGGATGTC